CTCAGCCGACACCAGCCTGGCAATCTCATTTGAGACAGCCTTGTCGATGTATATGGCAATGCGCAAGGCCCATATCAAACGCGACCGAGCGTTGAGCCTTATGCAAACCACCGTTGTCGTGGGAGGAGACGATGGACTGATAGCGGACATACCAGGGCCACTGCTCACCAAGGCAGCCCAGGCCCTCGGACATGTACTGAAGCTGGACTTGGTCACGCGCGGCTCAGCCGGCGTGAATTTTCTGGCCCGCTACTACTCACCAATGGTGTGGTATGGACACCCCAGCAGCATGTGCGACCTCCGTCGCCAGCTGCTTAAGTTTCATACCACCCCGAAGGGAAGCACCAACTACGAGCTCACTGATAACCGGCAGGCTAAGCTCGTGGAAAAGTGTAGATCCATCGCCATGACCGACGCAAACACACCCGTCCTAGGGCAATTAGCCGAAAGAGTGCTTGAGCTAGCCAATGTCTCCCCAGGAGCCTCTAAGGACTCCTGGTGGAGCCAGTACGACTCAAGCGTTCAGTTTCCCCAAGACGAACCTGCGGCGGAGTGGATGACTCAGCACATAACTGAACACATCCCCGGATTTCACTACGTACTGTACGTGGATTATGTCTTTAACTGTCGATCACTGGAGGAGATCGTAGACCTAAACAACCCTCAAGCCGAGTTCATGGAAAAGCCCATTACGCACGCCGCACCCGACGTCGTGGTAATGTCCGGCAAGTCCGCGGAGCTCGCAGAACAAGGTCATAGTGAGGACACCAGGGTGAAACGCAGGAAAGAGCGCAAGGCTAAGGAACGCCAGCGCCCCAAGCCTAAGCGGGGAAAGAGCAACACTTCCCGGCCTCAGAGTGAGAAGAAGAGACCGGAAGGACCAGAGAATGGGTCAGACAGGCGCTGCGAAGCACCTGCGCCACCCCACGGGGTGAAGAACCGTTCCCGAAGACGCAAACGCGGCCGGGGGGGAAAACGGTTAAACGGCTCCTAGAGCCGTGGGACAACGAGTTGATGGGGGGCTGTGGTGGCCCCCGTTGAAAACCACCAACTCGTGACAAACAACATACGGAAATGCAACGCAAGAACAACAAGCGCAAGCGTAATGAACTCAAGTCTACTCGAAAGCGCAGTAAACCTAGCAGCAGGAACGCTGGCATGCCTAGTGCAGGGCCTAACAACATTGGCCTGTATGCTTCCATGCTGGCGGATCCATGCAACGCAACCCTAGTGCCTGGCTTTAATGGCACTGACGAGGGTATCCTCTCTCGTCTTAAAACCACCCTCTCCAGCAGCAGCACCAACACCAACGGCTACGTCCTTTGGTGCCCCGTGTACGTAGGCGGAAACACTAAGCTGGCGTGTGTATTTCACGCCACCACAACACCTTCAACTACTACTGTCAACACGGTCGCTGCTCCCTTGGGGACTGGTGGTACCAGCGGCCTAGCCCTGGACGTGGGAGCCACGTCTTTCGTCACCTCCTCTACGGTGTCAGATTTTCGTTTGGTTTCTGCGTGTATACGCGCCACATACACTGGCGCGCTCCAGGACTCGGCCGGTCTGCTCGCGTGTATCGAAAACCTTCCCGTGGACACTTTTCTTCTGGGGCAGGCATCACTTGACGCAGCGGCGTCGGTGGACGATTTGTTCGCCCTCTCCGCCAAAGTCAAGCGCTTTGGCCCGGATTCCCACGAGATCCGGTACCGCAACACCGGGGCTGAATCCTTCAAACTGGATAGCTTCGGAGCCATGGTCATTGGGGCCCCGGGTGTGGCGCGATCGACTCTCAGTGCAGAGTCCCAACGATTCGCGCCCACCATGTTTGGCTTTGCCTGGAAGGGAGTTCCAGCAAGCCAGATATCATTCGATTTTATTCAGAACATCGAGTGGCGCCCCGAGACCAGAGCGGGATTTGTTTCTGTCGTTCCTCGACAACTCAACCCGCCTGGTTACGCACATAGGGTCATGGCCTGGTTGGACAAACACCACCCCGGCTGGACCACGGCTGCCCGTAAGACGGCCTCTTCTGCTGTGCTGCGTCTAGCGACCTCCGTTTTCTCCGGAGTAGCCCAGAGAACATTTCCGATGCTCATGTGAACAACCAACCACTCCATGAACGTCTCGCCCGCTTTTGTCGAAGCCGCGAATGCATAACAACCCTGGCAGCTTGAAATAGCTGCCCGCGAACACTAGATCCTACGGTGACTGCACGAAGTCAGCCCTAGGGTCATAGACATCCAACCACCTTTTCTCGCGCCCACTTTTCACTGGGCCCGCAGGGAAAACGCA